TGACCTAATTCTTCTAGTTCCTCTGTAGATATAAGAGCAAACATAAGATCAGCCGTTGCCGGTAATCCAAATGATTCCGATGTATCCTCTAGTCCGACGTCAGTATTACTAAATCCTGACCTAGTAGTCTGTGTCGCCGAAACTATCGGTACATTAAACTCTACAGCAAGACCACGCATTTCTTCTGCGATGGCTTTGATATAGGTATAACTATTTATACTTCCACCCATGCCTTTCATACGGCTTGACGCACATATATTTAGGTAGTCAATGTATATCATATCTGGTTTAAAGTTCTTTTTCAATTTCAGTTCATTAAGTAATGCACGGAAATGTCCAGTATGAGCTGATCCAGTAGGATATTCTTTAATAATTAATTTACCAATCGATGCCTGGGCAATCTTTTGGATCTTAGTATCAAATACATTCTTGGGTAGATTTTCTAATTGTTGAATGGGTAAGTCCATAAGATTAGCATCAATACGTTCTGCAATTCTTTCTTCAGCCATTTCCATGGTGATATATAGAACATTCTTACCTTGTTCAAGCACAGATGCTGCACAATGACACATGAATAGTGATTTACCAACACCAGTTCCTGCTAGACAGATATTTAATGTTTTATTGGGTAACCCACCTTTTGTAATCTTATTGAAATAGTCCAAGTCAAATGGTACTCTTTCTTCGGTTCTATTATAGAATTCGTAACGGTCTTCGGAATTATCTATGTAATCATGACCAATAGCTTGATCAAAAGAAACACCTAATGCTTCAGATAGAATTTCTGGTATAGCACCTTCGGTCTTCTCTATATCTTTACCATCAATGATTTGAATAGAGTTCATTATCGCATTATATACTGCTCTATCTCGGCACCATTTCTCGGATTCTTTGATTAAATAATCTGTATCAATATCGGACTTTTCACGGATCTCATTGATTAACTTTGCAGAATTATTTAGAATATCATCAGGTGCTTGAATCTTTCTTAATTCAAGATCAAGAATTTTACCACTTGGTAGTTTATTGTGTTTAGCAACAAACTTAACGATAAGATCAAATACTGTCTTATGCGTACCCTCAAAATACTCTTTCTGTAGATATGGTATTACACGTCTACAATAATCCTCATTGTTGAGGAGATGATTCAGTATGTGAGTTGGTAGTTGATTCGTTATGTCCATTTTTCTCCTTCGCGTTATCATTAATTATACTTGATAGTACATCACCTAAATAGTTCTTAAATGTCTCCGAACTTTCTAGTTCATCAATATTGTGTACACCTGCATCTTGGACGTTATAAGAGAATGATAATGTGGCCATCTGCAAGTCGTCAGACTCTTTGATAGACACAGTACCATAGACTACTATAACACCTGCATACGGAGAACCATTTCTAAACTTGATCCCCCAAAATTCTGCAGAATCATTCTCTACATAACTATAGTCGTTTTGGTCAATATAGTTTTCCATTATTCCTCTTCGATATCAATTTCAATATCTAGCATTGGTTTATGTCCAATCTGATAATGTGCCTGTACAAACTTTTTAAAGTCAGTATCATTGATAATTGGATCCCAGAATTCTTTAGTTTGTGTATTCTTTTCACGCACCTTAGGTTCTACAATCTCTCCAGTAGTACGGTCGACTCTTGCATACCAACCCATAGTAGGTTTTACTACATATCCACCGGCCATTGCAATATCAAGTAGTCCGCCGAATTCAGAGATACCACCTTCCCATGTAACACTTACAGGGATTTTAGACTTCTCTTTAACGAACCTTGATTTCTCTACATTAACCACGAAGTTATACCCCTTGATTTCTGTACCTTGTTTCTGTTGTTGACGACCGATAATCCAAATATTATCAGCTGAGTAATAGATACCCGTACCGCCAGATACAATAGCTTTAGGAAATAATCCAATCTCTTGATATGTATGATTCACAGCAAGTAAAGGGATATTCTTCATAGTGAGATAAGGAGTCACCATTCTGAATAGTCCCTTCAATGCCTTGGCCCTTGACATATCTGCCACACCTTTTTCATTCAGTGCATCTTCTAATTCTTTCTTAGAAGCAAGGTTACCGATGGAGTCAATTACAATAATTACTTTATCACCACGTGTGATATTATCTAACTGACTCACTAAATCAAACTTTAGCTGTTCTACGTCTGTGATTGGAGTATGTAGTACCCTATCGGTATCAATACCGAAAGATTCAAAGTATGATTGGGGTGAACCGAATTCTGAATCATAGAATAACATAACTGCATCTTTGTGTTCTTTCATATACGCACCTGCCATAAGTAGGGCGAATGATGTTTTAAAGTGTTTACTCGGACCAGCCAATACTGTGAGTCCTGAAGTAAGTCCACCATCCATATCACCGGATAGTGCAACATTAATCATAGGTACTGATGTAGCAACCTGATCTTTTTCTGTAAAGAATATTGATTTTGCCAACACCTCGGTTGTTTTAATCTTTGAATTCTTTTTTAGTTTATCCATTATAGACATTATCTTACTCTCCTAGACCTGTCTGGTCCTAATTGCATTGCGCGTTCTTGTTTTCTCCATCTGGATTTTGCTTCTGCCTTCTTGCGCTTCTTCTTGGCAGTTGGTTTCTCATAGAACTCTTTTTCTCTTACTTTCTGTAAGGTTCCAGCACGTTCTACGGCTTTCTTAAATTTTCTAAGGGCCACGTCAAATGGCATTTCCCTAGGTGGTCTTTTGTCCTTCGGATTTCTGTTCTTCTTCGGACGTAAATCAATACTTGGCATGTGTTCTCCTGTTTTAAATATTAAGTATATTATACTACACTTTATTGCGTTTGTAAAGTGTTTTCTTGCACTCTTTTGCGTAAATCAGATGTAGAAAATCTGTGTTCACGTTTATTGAAATAGAATTCAATTCCCCTCTTCTGACATATATCCTTACCAGTAAAGTCAATATCTCTATATTCTTCACCCATAATTTTGATATCAATCTGATATAGGCTAAGAATGTCTCTTAACTCATCTTCTGTATTATATACCAATATCTCGTCAACATATCTTATGGCAGCTAGTTGTGCTTGCCTTTCTACTATATTCTGAACGGGTTTATTCTTGTTTGGTCTATCGACCGATGGGTCATTCTGTAATGCACAGATTAGATAATCACATGCGGTTTTTGCTTCTCTCAACATGGCGACATGACCTGCGTGTAACAGATCGAATGTCGAACAGGTTATTCCGACTTTACTCATACTTGTTCCAATTCTATATCACATTCACTTAGAAAGGTCTTACCACAACCTTTCGCTGCTTCATAATTATGTTTATAATATAATTTACTTATACCGGATTGGTATATTAACTTCGCACATTCTATACATGGCATATGTGTACAGAATATCTCAGCATCTAGACAGCTTTCTGGAGATCGAGCGACTTTAGTAATCGCATTGGCCTCTGCATGTAATACTTCTGGTTTTGATTTACCAGATTCTTCACATACGTTATCCCAGCCAGAAGGCATTCCATTATATCCAATAGATATGATTCTATTATCTTTGACAATAATAGAACCTACCTGTAGTCTTTTAGCAGTAGATAATTGTGCAAATCTCTCAGCACAATCCATAAATGCAGACTTAAACTTGGCCTTCATATAATACTTATGCCTCGCTGATTATTGCTTTAATGTGTTCTACATCAACAATAACTGCAGCTTTGCCTTCTACATTCACCGGTAGTGATTTACTCCAATCAAGGAATACTCTATTACCAGACATGACTGTGCCCAGTGCACCACCGCCTACTGCTAAAACTAGTCCAGGTTTACTGCCTTTGTCTATTGATTCTGTTAATATAATACCACCTGCTGTAGTGGCTTCTTTTTGTACTTCTGTTACCAGTACATTGTTTCCTAGCATTTTCATGTTGATTTACCTATATGATGAACCTATAAACTTAGGTCCGGTTGTTACGAATTCGAGGCCCGACATTGAACCTACATATTCTTTAAACTTTGTGTATTTTAGATGTACTCTTACCTTACCTTCAATAAGAACTGTAAGAGAATCCCCTTCTTTGAAATTATCAACGTCAGCTGATAATACTCTACCATTATCGGTGCACTTTAGAGAACACTCAGTTTCATAATGATTTGTTTGATGGCCGCGCATTATATACTCCTACTTATAAAAAATATGATTATTAATTATTACTGTTTGGTTTAGAGAGTCTGCCCAATATGGATGAACACTATC